ACCAACAAATCCATGACTAGTGCTTGTTAGAATCAATTCTCCTGTTGCTGGATTATAATCAGCATCAGAAACATTATAAGAGTTGTTACTTGTATCAGTTACAATCCCTGTTGTTGCACTTACAAACTTATGTCTATTTGGTGCAACATTTGCAGTAACAACAGCACCAGTACCTCCTCCACCACCAGATCCAACATTAATAGTAATAGTCGTATTAGTTGTTGCTGCAACTCCAATAGTTGCTCCAGCAGCTGGATCAGTAGAACGTGGATAAGTATGCTTACCTAGATGATCATCTCTATCACAAGTAAATGTTAATGAATCTGTAGCAATCTGAACAGTATTTTCTGCTCTAGATAAACCACTTGGTGTTGATGAATCGAAGGTATGTGTATAATCACCACCAGTAACAACTGCATTTGGAGAAGCACTTACAAATGTATGCTTTGTAATATTAGTTGAAGGTATTGTTGTTAAAGTTTGAATGGTAATCGTAGTGTCGGTTACTGATTCAATCTTTATAGCAGTATCATGGAATGGATCAGTTGCTCTTGGATATGTTTTTGTTGATGTATTATTATCAACATCACAAGTGAAACCTATTGAATTTGCTGCTAACTTAATACTTGTACCAGGTGATAATGTATGAGATCCAATAGTCAATTCCATCATTCCAGTAACTGGATTATAATCAGCATATGATGGAGTGAATTTAACTTCAGGTGATGTTCCTACTTGCAATTCAAAGGTGTCATCAGTTTTATTTGCAACCTGTAACCACTTATTACTATATGGATCAGATGCACGAGGATATGAATGTACAGAAGTTCCACTATCCATAGTACATGTAAATGATATTGAATGGTCATCAATCTTGACCCAATCATTATTATTGAAACCATGATCAGTAATAGTTACAGTTAATACACCAGTAGAAGCAACATAAGATGCAGTTTCTACAGTATGTTTTGTTGCTGCTTTAACATTATGATCTAATGTTAGAACCAAATCACCAGTTGCAGAATCATAATTTGCTGCTGTTGGTGTATATTGATCAGAGTTATTAGCAGTAATTGAATTGTTATTAGAACTTACAAACTTATGTTTAAATTCTATATCAGTAACTCCAATAGCAACTGGGTTTCTATAACCAGATCCTGCTGTTAATTCTGGATAAAATTCATAAGTATAAGCATTTGGACTATTCTGGAATACATGTGGTATAGATGTTACACCTGCCTGAACTTCAAATGTTCTTTCAGAAACAATACCAGTTAATGGCAATCCTCTCTCATGATCTGAGAATATTGACGTTGTTACTCCAACATAATTTAAAGTACGAACAGCAGTAGTAGTTGCTGAAACAAATGTGTGTGCATCTGTATTGGTTGGAGTTGTTCCAAGCAATACATTCACAGTAAATGTATCTGTAGTTACATTAGAAACATATAAGAATTTGTCGTATGCAGGATCAGTTTCTCTAGGATAAGCTTTCTCTGCAGCAGAACCAGTAGCACCATTGTAGTTACAACTGAATACTATTGACTCTTTTTCAAGTTTAATTGCATCATTATTTGCAAGTCCATGATCATTAATTGTTATTACTAGATCACCAGTTGTTGGATTATATGTTGTACCTGTTATTGGTTGACCAACAACATTAGTTGGACATGCAAATTCAAGTCCTTTTAATTTAACATAATCAGGATATCCTAAAGATAATCCATGAACATTACTGGTTGTAACTGTTATGATTCCTGTAGTATTATCATATGCAGCAGTTGATATACCAAACTGATACCTAGCAGAAGTACCAACACCAACTACATTACTAATAGAACCAGCAGCAAATAAATTACTATTATCTACAATATCTAACTTGGTTTTTGCACCAACCATAGGTGCATATCCAAGACCAGGTGTTGATCCCATAGAAACTATTAGACCACCTCTTGGTAACTGGTTTTGGTTAATGTCAAATTCAGATTGCATTAACTCACCGTTAGCAGAACTTATTCCTGTAAATACAACACTTGTTATACCTGCATTAGCATCTGCAGAAAATTCATAGTTATTACCTGAATTATTAATTGTTAATGGTGTTTGGAATACTCCATTAATGAATAATATTCCATTACCAACTGCACTAGTAACACCAGTCAATACATTAGAACCATTTCTTGTCAATGTATATGTTCTACCAATACCAGTAAAGTTGTCGGATATATCATCAAATACCATATTGGTATCATAATTTTGTCTTAGGAAAGTTCTTCCACTAAATTCTGCTCTTATGTAAGGAAGATTTGTAATGCTTCTTCTTTCTCTAGTATTTCCTTTAGGTGGATCTAAGAACCATGCAGTGCTTCCAACAATGTTAAATGACCCTCTATGGACTCTAGCAAGCGATGCAGCGTTATGATTCGTTGCTCCTATACCAAGAGCACCCCTACTTACTCTGACGACAGGTAGAGTGCTTATACCTAATGATACATCAGTTGCATCATTTATTGTACCTTCAGGTAAACTTGAGAATCCAACCTGTTCAATCTTCATATATTCATCATTAATCTTCAATACATCTCTTGGTTGAACTGAACTAATCCCACTAAGAACAAATTGAGATGTTGCTGCACCTATATTATTGGTAAGTGCATGTTCAATTGCAGTATATGTAATTGGTTGTTGTACTATTCCATCAAGACCGATAACAGTTTTACTAAGTTTTTTCGCCATTTCGATGGTATGGGCATTACCAGATCCATCATTCGTAAATGTTATTGGATTTCCAGAGGTTATATAATCCTTTTTACTGAATAATTGGAATTTATTGTCAGCAAGAACCTTAACAAATGCAGTAGAAGGCATTATATCGGTTGTAAGACCAGCATTATTTGTTGTAGATGCGATACTAACAGCAACTGCATCCACGCCAACAAAGGTAGATTGTGGTGTGTATATAACTTCTTCATTAGTATTAAAGAAGTGATTTTCTAAAGTAAATGTGCCAGTTGCTTTATCTAATTGTGTTGTATCTGCAGGATTAAAGGTTTTACTATAAATTGGTGTATTATTATGTTTTAATAAGAAATTAAGTTTATTAGCACGAGATCCATTGACACCATCATAAGATGTTAAGAATAATTCTCTATCTACTGGTCCAGTCACCAAAGTAGGTGCTTCATTTGCAAAATCATTTGGTGTATAGAAGATTTCATTGTATGATTGAACTTCAACTAATTGAGTTTGACTTGCATCTGGATAGAAATTAATAGTAACATCATTTCCAGCAGTTACTGCACCAAAAGTTCCTATACCACTAGAAGATTTACCAGTATATGGATATTGTACTGTTGTTGCTTGTCCTTCATCCTGTAATACAACTAATTCATGAATAGCAGAATTTCCAGCACTAGAAATCCTAGTAAAACATTTAACAGAACTATCAGCAAATTTATTAATAGTTGTTACTGCTATTGGGGATGATGTTCCTGTATTATAAGTTGACTCTAATCTACAACTTCTTTCTGCTCCTGCTGGTTGTCCAGGAACAGAATATCTGTATGTACCTATTCCAGCAGTTGTTGTTCCTAATCCAACTATATTTGCACTTACATTTATTTTTCTGTCTTTATCATTCTCACAATCAAAATAGATCGTTCCTGAATCATATCTTGCGGTAAGAACACCTACTTTACTAGAAGCGTAACTAAAGGTTATGCTATCAGTATAACTTTCTGAGAAATAAGTATCAGTTCCATCAAAATCAACAATGACTTCGTTGTAACTCAATTCTTTAGTTACATCATCTTGCATTAATACATTAGCTCTAAATCCATTGAAATCTGTATGTGAGAATTGTGCTATTGTTGTAGTAGTAAATCCAATTGTTGTGCTGCCAATACCAACATTCTTTGCAGTTAGATCGATAGAACCTATACTTTGATTTCCACTTGAAATTATATTTGTATTAAATGATGTCTTAAGAACTTTTATATCATGATCCTTATCATATTTTTCTGTTGGTGTAAATTTTAAAGTTTTTCTTGCGAAAGAATCTGATTCTGCAGTAAATTCTCCCAATTTGATATTGGAATAATCACTGGTCTTTTCAACCAAATAAGCATCATTAGTAGTTGTGAGTACAATTAAATCACTTATCTGAACATCAAATGTATCAGGATCTACAATTTGTATAAGATATTTGGAGAAATTAGATTTTACTTCCTCTACTTCTGTAAATAAATCCTGTATTCCTTTACTTGAGAAATTTGGACTTATATCATCTTGAATTAAAACTCTATTTGTTTTACATTTTGTAAAATCTGCTAATTTTTTATTTTCAAATTGAATAAACTTGGATTTATTTCCTCTTGCATCATAATCAAGTGCAAGATCGTAATTATTAATAGTATCAACTCTTCTTTCATTAACAACATCAAGAATTACAACATTATTAGTTGTTGCTCCATAAGAAACACCTGCTTGAACTGTAGAACCAATACTAACATCAGCAAAATTTTTAAGTCCTGCAGGATGAACAGTTCTATTTAAAGAATCAACAAAACTTTCCCAAGGTATGCTACTCTTAACAGAATATGATAAATTTTGATAGTAATCATTATTTGGAATTACTTGATCATCTGAACTAATCTTACCAACATTATCAACCCATCCAAGATCCTTACGATTGGAATAATTAACTTCAAATCTTGCTTTATTTTCTATAATACTAGTTACTGTGGCGGTAACATCACTAACACTACCTTTTAACCTATCTCCAACATGTACATCATAAGTCCCATCAGTTTTAATATAATCATCTCTAGAATCTACAATTTTTAGGTCTACTTCAATATACCTATCATTAGTAAAGATATACAATGCTTCATTAATGATAAAATTGCCTCTTTTTTGTACAGATTCAAGAATAGGATACTTAGTTCTATTAATGATATTTGCATATCCAGATTGGAAAGTTTTAGCAATACCTGGATTTGTAGTTAATCCAATAAGATTATATTTTAATACCGCAGGATTTGTGTTTATAAAATCATCAACTTTGAAGAATCTATATTGATAATTTGATGAATTATAACCATCACCTTCTGTTGATATACCAGTTCCAGAATTGCTTTGAGTTCCAATACCTGCTTCACCAAATAATTCAATACCTTCGATGAATATTTCATCACCCTTAGTAAATGGTGGTACTACAAATCCATTAATAGGTGTATCTAAAACACAAGTAACAATTCCTGTTCCACCGCCAGTCATAGAGTTAATACCAACTCCATTTGAATTATTGACAGAAATAATTCTATGATTTACAGAATTAAGTCCTTGTATTGGAGCGACTATTTTAACCTCAGATATTGATTGATTAGGAGTTTCAGCAGTTAAAGAAGTTGAATCTACAATTTTGTCTTCGATAGGATCATAGACAACAATATCAGGAGCACTTAAATATTCTTTACCACCATCAACTACTCTTACAGATTCAATAGTATCAAGATTATCAATCCTAATTACTGGAGAAACAAATGCTTCTGGACTTAATGTTTTATCTGATGAATATTCATATCCAATATCAACAATTCTAATTTGATTTACTCTACCAATAGATGTTGAAAGTGCTACTATATTAGCATTTTCTCCAGCAGAACTAACAACTGAACTAAACTTAGGAAGTGACTTATAATTAAATCCTTTAGATATTGTTTTTACTTCTTTAATAGGACCTATTACAGTTTTAGATTCTGTTGCATATTCAAGTATATCGCACTGATCTTCTTGATATCTTAAAACTTTAGGAACAGAATTTGGAGATATATCAAATGATTCTGAAGTTATTCCAAGTACTTTATAATCGCCATTATATACACTGTTTACAAATTTAATTTCAGAATAATTTCTAACTAAAGTATCTGCAGTACTAAGATAACCACCTTTTTCTAAGGAATAATATAATCGAGAGGGGGTTGAATCTGTATATGCAATAGATTGTGTAGCAGTTGATCCAATTCCAATAATACCATTATCCTTATTAGTATTGAATGTAATACCAGAACCAACACTAACAAATTCATTTTTAAACTCATTATCATAATAGAATTTTAACTGATATCCACTTAAAGTAGAACTACCAACACCAAATGTTAGTTTAGCATTTTTAACCACTTCTATTTGAGGATTAACTAATGCAATTGAATGAGATGTTCCACCCACATTAGTAAGATCGACTAATTGTGGTGGTTCTACAGTAACATCTTTTAAAGTTTTTCCTATCTGAATAATATTTGAATCTACTTCAAAAATATAATAACAACCAAGCAACTCTTCAGAAGAAGTTCTAAAAGGTTCTTTTCCAGACGCTGGTTGACTACTCTTATAAAGAATTCTATCTCCTGTTTTTAACCCATGATTAGTAACAGTAATTTTACTTTCATTAATATCGATATCAGAATCTGCAAAAGATAGTGGATTAATTGTTAATTTTTGAAATTCTTCATCAAAACCTAATGTTAATGCTGATGTAGTACCTAATCCAACAACAGTATTTGGAACTACATTTAATGAAACAACATCTCCAGTTTGTAAACCATGTGTTACAGTATTTGCAGCACCAATATTTGTAGTGACTGTTGTAATAATTTTATCAAGATCGCCTTGAACTTGATCAAAAGTAGATTCTAAAAGATATTCATAGTCGTCATCACCATTTCCATGATAAAATAATCCCTCAGATGTAGATGCAGCACCAACAGAAGTTACTAATCCAATATAATTTTGACCTTTATTAATTGCATAAACAGTAAATTTATCAGTAGTTACGTCAGGTAAATTGAATAAACCTACTGAAGTTTCAAAATTTCCAACAAGTAATGAATTAGCACCACCTCTCTTAGAAATAATCAATTTCTGACCAGTCGTAAATGGGTGATTTGGTAGATATATCGCTCTAGTTGGAATAGGAACTTCAGTAGTCGTTTCACCAATCTTATAATCAACACTTATTCCACCACCAACAGTAACTCCCATACCAACAGATTGATGTCCATTAAAGTAAACTTTATCATTAATTCTTGATTCAAATTCCTTTACTCTAACTGGAATATCAATTTTTGAATTTAATACATCAATTTTACTACTATAAGTGTGTGCAGCACCTACTCCAAATCTCTTAACTCTTAAAATTGAACCAAGATCAAACTTATTCAATACTTTAACAATCTCATCATTATCAATCCTTAAAGATGAACCTATTGAGATTGTATCTGGTATGATATTTACGTAAATATCATCAACTCTACCAGTAACAGTAGAATTGGAAGTCATGGTTTGTGCTAATCCTATAGTATCAGTTTTAACACCAACACTAAATGAATTAGTCAATCCAATTATAGAACTAGTAATACCAGAAATAGCAACAGAATCCTTATCATTTACCTCAAAGAATGGTAAATAATGTGCTGATACTTTATTTTCATCCTCCCATACAAATACTGCATTCTCAAATTTATTAATTTCAGTATTAATATTGGAAATTCCAATACCAACTATAGATTTAACTTGTCCTCTAAGACCAGATCCATTAGTTCCTTCATTATCAAATACTGTAAAATCACCTACCTTATAATCTCTACCACCATCCAATACCTGCAATTCATCAACTTCACCTATAGTTACAGATTCAACAGTGCTTAATTGTCTAAGAAATTCGTTAGATTCTACAATAAAATCGTTATCTGCAAATTTTTCAGATACTTTATATGGAAAAGTATTTCTAGTAAGATTTGATGTATTAAAATCAAATTCATGTGTTAATGATGTATTAGATGATATAAATGGAGAACGATAAGTATCACCAATAAAGTATGGATATTTTGGTATTAAACTATTAGATTGTAAACTAGTTGATACTCCAGCAAAATATGCATATATTCCATTAGGAAATTCTGGAGTTTTACAATATCTACCATTATGCTTATCAAGATCACTATTTCCAATATATTTCCAATCATTTGTAAAGTATCCTGCAGGATACTTTAAAATATCTGGTCTAAGACCCACTTTAGATTCTGGTTGTAAATCATATCCTGTGCTTAGAATACCAACTTGAGGTCCTAATTTTGATGGATCACTATATCCATATGGACCATAAATTGGATGACCATCATAAGACCAACCAATTATTGGAGAATGTTTAGATGGAACATCTCCAAAAGTATCTGCTATATCTTGATGATATCCAACAACACTTAAATTTAAATCACTTCCTATAGAATCTATATTGAAATAATCTTCATTCTGTTGAACATTATTAATAATATATTTCTTAATTCTAGCACCAAGTAACCCATTTGTACCTCTAGATTCTGCATAAACATTAATTAAACCAGAAGTATATCCAATACCAGAATTAATTACAACTACTTTATCCAACTTACCATCTTTAATGACTGGTCGAAGAACAGCACCATTTCCAACAAGATTAGTAGTTGTTATTCCAGTAGATTCTATAACTAGTTTTGGAGATGAGTTATAGTCAATTCCTTTATTTAAAACAGAAACCTCTGCAATTTTACCATCAACTACACTTGCAGTTAACTCTGCTTCTTTTCCAGTTTTTAAAGTAACTATAGGATCTTTATGTAAATTTACTACATCACTTCCATATTTTGACCCATTTTCATAAACATTAACATCAGTTATACTTCCAGTAACAACTGGTGTTACTAAATTTGTAAAATCTACAGTTAGATTGCTATTAGATGTTGCTTCAACAACAACTTCAATCTTTGGATAACTAAAGGTTTGATATCCAGTTCCAGTTGAACCTAATCCAACATAATCATTTCTACTATAATTTAAATCTGTTATATTTGTTCCAATACCTGCATTAGCTAATCTGAATGAATTGTCATTAAGTTTCAGTACATGATAAAAATTAGTCGTTGAAGTAATACCTGTAGATGCTACTAAACCATCAATTGCTTGAGGAACTGTGCTTCCAATACCAACTGTTGGTGAATATTCTATAAGATCTCCATCATTAAATCCATGATTTACAAAATCTATTTTTGCATGATTGGTAGAAATACCTGAAGGATTTACGTTTAATTTTTTGTAGGTATAACCAGAACCAGATTGTGTTACTTTAATTCCTCTTAAGAATTTTTTAGAACCTGTTCTAAAATGATGAATACCACTTGCTTTAGTTGAAGTAGAGAATCCTATAGTGTTAATACCTATAGAACCAACTGCATCTTCATATTGATTGTATAATGTAACTGTTTTACTATTAACTACACGAATAACGTATGGTGCTCCATTTGCTAGGGTTCCATCTGCAGTATTAGTAGTATCATATGCCGCACCAATACCAAGTTCAGGATTACCATTACTACTGTAATATACAGTTTCACCAGTTGTTAAATTATGATCCTCTTGGAATGTGATTGTTTCATCTACAATCGAAACTCCACCTGCAAAGAATATATCTCTACTATCAAATCTTAAATTTCTAAATCTATCACCAACTACTGGTTGTAAAACACATCCTGAACCATTACCACCTGTTAATCTAACAGAAACTACTTTATCAATATCAAAATTATGAGGATCTACAAATACTTCTTCAACAGATCCAGTAACTACAGGTTCTGCAAGAGCATCATCACCTAAATTATGACTCTTTTGAATACTTATTTTTGGTGGATTAAGAACATCATATCCAGTTCCAGAATTAAATACATCTATAGAAGATAATGGACCATAATAGATATAATCCTCTGATATTGGAGTTTTAATTTGAACCCCATCAACTAACATTCCTATTTCTCTAGATGGAGTTGTGTTATCACCACTAGTAAATAAATTTTGAGATAATGGGAATTTTCTTAATACTTTATTTGCACCAAGTTTTCTACCATACTGTGATGTTAAAGTAAACGTATGAGAATCATTTAAATTACCTTGAGTAATTTTTATTCTACTTGCTTCATTTTTTATCTGAGTTCTTGATAAGAAGAGTGATATATTTCTTGCGTCACCATCAATTCCAGTTTCAACATAATATATTCCTTTATTTTCCAATCCAATTAAAGGTGTAGATGTTGATGATGCCTCATAAGTAACTGAATCTCCTGTCCAGAATACACTTGGATCATTTAATTTTATTACAGTTGTATTAATACCAACTAAATTAGCTCCAGCACCAGATATAGTTGCATTTCTTTTAACGACAGTGCTTGGTATAGAGTAACTTGGAAGAGAGTTAGATGCTGCATATCCATCTTTATCATCATCAACATAGACATTTAAAACATCTGCAACATAAGAATTATCTCCTTGTTCTAATTCTACTCCACTACTTGTAACTTTTTTTAATTTTCTTCTAATATCATATTCTTTTAAAGAATTTAATGTAAATAAACCACTCAATAACACAGTGTTATTATTAGAATCTATATCAGAAACAATAGCTTCCCCTACTATAGTATTGCTATTTCTTTCTAATATATCAACAATATCATTAATCTTTAAACTGGATTTATCAATTACACTTCCTAGTACAAATGTAGATGCATTAAAAGATTCTACCTGATATCTACAACTTGTATTATAGATCCACGAATTTGCAAATATTTCCTTATATGTTGGATCTTCTGGATTCTTAATAGATTCTCCAACATTTTTAACGAAAATACTTTCACCTTCATTTACTAAAGCAATATCAGATATTCCTTTATATTTTGACAATACTCCAGTAATTCTTAATTCAGTTTTCTTACTAGTATCGCCATCCTCGTATCCAAAGATAACCTCATTAGATCTAAGGTCTGAAGCGGTGTTTATTGCCTCTGTAATGCCGCTACAACCAAAGAACTGGTTAATCGACTTAGAAGTATAATCTATAGTGTTGCTGCCGCATATAACAGTTCCTGTCTGTCCAAAACCAATAGTAGAATCTACTGTAATTGTTGAAAAACCTACAGAACAAGATTCAATTACTTTGGTCTTACCTGGAATAGTAAATGTTCCTTCTATCAAATCTCTATCACTAAAACCAACAAATAAAGAAATTTTGTAATATACTTTATCGTCTCTAGTAAGAGGTTCAATTTCAGATACTGAAGCATTAGTTGCTAAGTCATTAGATTTAAATATTGTTTGTCCAACAAGTTTACTAGGATCTCCAGATATTGGTTCAGCAACTATAACTTCCCTACGAATATATTCAGAACCTGATGGTTTGATAAGACGTTCTTCTAAATCTAATACCTTTGGTTCAACACCATATAATACTCTGAATAATATTTTTATAGATTCTTCAATACCTTTTGATTGGTAAAATGATCTAGCATTTTTGAAAAAATTACCAACATCAAGTTGATCTGTAAACCTTACGTTCTCAAATCCAGGTAAAAACTGTTTCTTTAACTTTTTATAATATTCCTGTAAAAATAAAGCACTAAGATTAGTGATACTTGAATCTTTCTTGTGATCAGCAGCAACAGTATTCTTAAACTCTAAAGGATCTCCGTTTGTAGAATTGATATATGAAGAAATACCTACATTATATTCAGTTATACCACTAAATCCACGAATACAACCAACAAAACTAGTATCTGTCTTAGAAGTATATGTAATAATTTCATCATCAATCTTTAAAAGACCATATTCAGCAGGATAACCACTTGTTGGTTTTAAATTGGTTGAAGTAGTAGTAAGTGTAATTTCAGTTGAAGTTGCTGTAATATCGCTACTTAAAGTATTAATACCAATTACAACATCAGGAGTATAATTATCTACTCTAAGATATTGATCAAAATTATTAAGTATATCACCTGCCTGACCTTGTGCATCTTGCGAAAGATAATAGGTTTTCAGAAAATCCTCTGCAAGAGGAAAATCAGACCTTAAAAATTCAGGAAGCTGACTTTCTATAATTTGATTTAACTTTACTCTTGTATCAATATCTAACATACTTTATTTCCTCTCCAGTTCCCCATTAGAATAACTTGACGTATAGTAATCACGAGAGAATACAACTCCAGAAACATCTTCCCCAGAAGCAATAACATCCTTAATCATATTTATCGTAGTATTAGAAGTGTTAAAACTGAGGTATAAATCCTTTAATCCAATAACATCATTGGAATCTGGGAATGCTTGTATCTCTATTAAATCGTTTGCTGCAATAGTACTTGTGATATTGACAGTATTTAATAGTATTTCACCTTTAGCATAATCAATTGTACCAATAGATTTAACAATAACATTAAGTTCATCCTTTTGGTTTCTAGAAATAGCACTCAGAGTACCTTTTTTACTACCATCCAAACTTCCATCTGCCTTCTTATTAGGTACATCAGTAAGGAATAATATATTAGAAGAACCTGCAATGGTAAAACCAGTGCTTTTAATATTAAATCCTTCAGGATTAATATAAAATCTATTACCAAAACACAATTCATATTGTGCAAATTGATTCTTTAATACTTTTAAATCTCTTCTAATAATAACTTTAGTGATATTAGAAGTAATAGCATCATCAACTCTATCAATTAATTGGAGAATTTTACTATACTTAAACCTACCACCAAACTTATTGATATCAATATTATTGGCATAGGTCTCAAGTGCATTTGTAATTCTACCTTTTAAACTATTTCCGTTAGAGTTTTGTGCTGTATTGTAATACACTGTAGAATGTAACTCTACATAAAGAATTTTTAGATCTACAATATCTGCATTAATTCCAGCAACCGAATAATTTTTTAATTTATTCTTGATTTGTAACTTATCAAAGTCGGAAACATAAGTACCATTTTTGGGTTTAATACTGATTTGTACTTTACCAAATTGTGGTGGACTTAATTCTTCACCACCAACAACAGCAACTGATTCTGTACTAGGATATATTGATTCAATTATAGATTCATAATCGGTTGCTGTAACCGCCCTGTATTGAGAGGAATATAACCTTGGGGCATAATACTTAATTGAAGAAAGATTCTCCACTTCAGCACCATTTGATGCCCCCTGAATGGTATTAACAGTTACACTACCATAAGGTTTTAATGTTTTTGCATTGTTAATATCAGGATGTTTATCTAAAAATCCACCTTGGAAATCAAATTGACTTGCACCATTACCCTCTTCACCATCGCAAACAATATATCTTACTAAGATTCTATTGTTAGTAAGTGGATCGCCACTACTGTTGAATGCACCAGTTCCTTGACCACCCAACTTTTGTCCAATTATACCGTCACCAAAGATTATTTCTTGTTTCTCATCAGTTATTTCCTGTAAGAAATAAATTTCCGACTTGTTACTAACATTAACAATATTATCAACCTTTTTCCAAGGCATACCCCAAGAAGTATTAAGATCAGCATTTGATGATCCAACAGTAACTGTTATTGTAGAACTATCAATACTAGAGTTCTCTAATATAAATCTTTGATCTTCATTACCAAGATATGTAAATTCTCTTTGTAAATAAGAACCTTGAACAACTTCTATAGGATTTTCTGCAGATCCAAATTGGGCACTGTAAATATTTCTCTTTGCAG